AAACTGGGCCGGAACAGAAAAATCAACGGAATGCAGTATTATTATTTGTGAAGGGGACTCGGCAAAAGCTGGTATAGTATCTGGGTTAACTTCACAAGATAAGAATACTATAGGAGTTTATCCTCTTAAAGGTAAAATGATGAATGTGCGCGGCGAAGACATGAAACGAGTTGCAGATAACAAGGAAATAGCTGAATTCAAGAAGATTCTAGGCCTGGAGACTGGTAAAACATATCTGCCTGAAGACATTTCAAAATTGAGATATAGTAAGGTATGGATATTGTGTGACCAAGATAACGATGGTTCCCATATCAAAGGACTTTGCATCAACATGTTCCATACATTATGGCCTTCGTTGGTTCGTATCCCACACTTCATTAATTTCATGAATACGCCTATTATTAAGTCCAGCAAAGGGTCAAACAAGTTGTCGTTTTACAATGAAAACGAATTTCGCGAATGGAAAGACGCGACGGATGCATCGGGATGGAAAATCAAATATTACAAGGGGCTGGGAACAAGTACTCGCGAAGAATTCCAAGAGTATTTGAAAATGCGAAAATTGGTTGGATTTGAGCATTCAGAAAATTGCGATGAAACAATTGATATGATTTTTAACAAAAAGCGAGCGGAGGACAGAAAAGTGTGGCTTGCTGATTATGACAGGACGAGCTGTTTGGACACAAACGAAACACATGTCACTTATACAGATTTTATTCACAAGGAATTTAAGCATTTCTCTAACGCAGACAATGATAGAAGTATTCCAAGTATGGTAGATGGTCTTAAAGAAAGTCAGCGCAAAGTAATTTTCGGAGCATTCAAACGAAATCTCGTGAATGAATGCAAAGTTTCGCAGATTTCCGGATATATTTCTGAACAATCCTGTTATCATCACGGCGAAATGAGTTTGAATCAAACAATTGTTGGTATGGCTCAAAATTTTGTGGGTTCAAACAATATCAATCTTCTCATGCCAAATGGACAATTTGGAACAAGATTACGAGGTGGAAAAGACGCGGCATCTGTAAGATATATTTTCACATCACTCAATAAAATAACTCGCTTACTTTTCCCCGTGGAAGACGATAATGTCCTTCACTATTTGGAAGACGATGGAACTCCAATTGAGCCATCCTTTTACGTCCCTATTATCCCTATGGTATTGGTGAATGGGGCAAAAGGAATAGGTACCGGTTATAGCACAGAAATATTATGTTATAACCCAAAAGAAATTATCGGGTATATTAAAGAGTGTCTTACCACCGGAGTGCCAGAGAAGGAATTTGTTCCTTACTACGAAGGATTTACGGGAAGTATTGAGAAATTAGGGGAAACTCGCTTTTTGATAAAAGGAGTGTACAAGGTTTTAGGAAAAGACAAGATTGAAATCACAGAACTTCCCGTTGGAACATGGACAGACGACTACAAAGAATTTCTGGAAACACTCGCGGATACTACCGACAAAAACGGAAATAAAATCAGCCCAATCATTAAAGATTACGATGATTTGTGCAAAGATATTACAGTACATTTTGTAGTCACTCTCCATAAAGGAAAGTTGGATGAACTTGTTGCAGACGGGTCGCTTGAAAAAGTGTTCAAGCTGTCTACCACAATGTCAACAAACAACATGCACTTGTTTAACGAAGAAGACAAACTGGTAAAGTATTCAAGAGTGAATGATATTATTGAAGATTTCATGAAGACAAGGCGCACCACATACCAGAAAAGAAAGGATTATATTGTAAAAAGTTTGACAGCTCAAATATTATTCATGGAAAATCGGGTCGGCTTTTTGAATGAAATATTAGAGGGAACTATTGTCTTGATGAAAAAGAAATCGGATGAAATAGAGAAAATATTGGAAGAAAAGGGGTATGCAAAATTAGGCGAGTCAAACGACTACAAGTATTTGACGCGAATGTTTATGGACAGTGTGACGGAAGAAAATTTGGAAAAAAGACGGAATGAATTGTTTCAAAAGAAGGAAGAACTTGCAACCATTATTGCAACAAGTATAGAAACCATGTGGTTAAGAGAGCTTGAAAAATTAGAAATTCCAAAAGTTTTAAAGGAACCAGAAGTAAAAAAGGATAAGAAGAAAATAAAACTTGTAAATTAACTTCATGTCGCCATTTTTATATTTTGTTGATATATAGATGTTAAATTATCAAAATTCAAGATTAAGATACCAGACAGTTCACTCGGGTGGCGTTCGCGCAAATAAACCTTTGGGGCTTATCACCGGGATTCCGGCAGATGTTTTTACAAAATACGTGTCGGGTTCGGGTGTTGGGTCAACCTCCACTTTTGCTAGAAGAGCTAAATTAAGACGAGCCATTGTCTGCAAATCAGGTTGTGGTAATTTTATTTACCCAATTGACCAACCAAACGCAAATGTAAATGGTAGATACACTGGGTTAAAACCATATGTGCCTGCCAATTCTTCCAATTCTAATTCTTCCGATTCTGGAAATCTTTCTGGAAATCCAATCGGAAATTCAATCGGAAATCCAAATTCCGAGTTTCTTACTATAGCTGCATCAGACATTTCATTGGCAGACCCATTTAATGTGGAGTTAACATTAACCCAAACAAATATAATAAGTATAATTTCCACAAATTTTAATTTACATGTACTTCCACCACCTGGCCCAGTTAGCGATGGTATAATTGTTACAACATATATGATGTCATTTAATTTGCAATTTCCAAATTTAACATATTCAGAAACAATGAAACTTTCTGGTAGCGGTTTTATTTCATCAGATTTTTTAATACCATTAACGATTCGCATTTCTCCATCAAGAGAAACTGGTACTGTGATAACTTTTATAACAGACGGATCTCCAGTTACAGGTTATTATTCCGGTCAATTTAATATTGTCATTGAAAAATAAAATATTTTTCTATTATATATGCCGAGCGTTTTTAACAGTTCTAGTTATAATAAAACTGTCCTTACAGGAACTCCTTTAACACTTTCTGGAACGATAAGTGCTGCTGCAGTATATGTAGGGAATGCGCAAAGTATAGGTGGGTCAAAAAGAATACGAACATTTAACTTAAATGAAGCACAACCCGCCTACATACACAACCAACAATTTATGAATAAATATAATATTGGTCCGCGAATTTAAAGACATTCTTTAATTTGTAAAATTTTGTCCATTGGCAATGATTCAGGGAATTGAATTCGGAAAACAATAATCAAATTTCCATGGTGACCTTCGCGTTCTAAACCCATCTTCTGAATTACTTTTTTATATCCAGGCGATATAATATTTCCTATTTGATTATTAATGGTATATTTTTTACCATTAATATATTTTAAATCAAACGAAAACCCACATAACGAATCCTTTAGAGAGATTGTTTTATCGTATATAAGGTCCAAGCCATTCCTTTGAAATTGTGTTTTATTGATAATTTTAATAAAAATTTTAATATCTCCTGATATTTTTTCTCTGGAAACGTTCCCTCTTTCTCGTAAAATAATAATTTCATTGTCATCTACGCCTTTCGGAATATCTACGTAAATAGTTTCGGTTTCAAATATTTTTAAACCATTATCTACAAACCATCTTTCAATTTCTATCGGAATATTACCACCGGTTAATACTTGCTCTATTTCTATTTCTATAGTCTTAATAATAGGCGTTGGTTTATCTATTCGCATACCATTATGAAAAATGCGAATATTGGGAGATTCTTCCATTCCAAAAAAAAGATGTTCAAAAATATTGTCCATTCCAAAACTCATGCCGTGCATTCCTGGCATCCCGTGCATCCCGTGCATTCCTTGTAATCCCTGCATACCCGGATGCTTCAAGTCGTAATCGTACGACCTTCTTTTTTTTTCATCTCCCAATGTTTCATATGCTTCGTTTATTTTTTGTATTTTTTCCACACATTCTGAACTATTTCCATTTCTATCCGGATGATGCTTTAATGACAATTTACGATACGACTTTTTTATCTCATCTTGTGTAGCATTTTCGTTAATTTCCAAAATAGTATAAAAATTATCCATAATAATTAACAAAGATAAACTTAAATAAATATTTACGAATACAAACATGGAAACACAAAGGCTTTTACTTCATAAATATGAACCTAAATGTCTTGATGATTTTGAACAAAAATATATTGTGACATTATTGAAAAAATTCATTGAAATAGATATTATAAAGATACTTTTTGTAAGCAAGCAGAGTAATGGGAAGACTACCTTTATTAAAGCAATCATCAATGAATATTATAAGGGAGAAACCGAACATGTTTTATTTATAAATAATGTCAAGGAATACGGAGTCTCTTATTATAAAAATGAAGTAAAACATTTTTGCAAGACACCATCAACTAGAAAAAAGATGATTGTTTTAGATGATTTTGATTATATGAATGAACAAAACCAACAAATTTTTAAAAATATTATTGAAAAATTTAATTTGCACTATATCATATCTTGTTCCAATCCTCAAAAAGTATTGCTAAACATTCAATCGCTTATGAATATTATAGAAATAAAAAAAATGCCACGCAAAAACATGTTAAATATTTACAATAGGATTAAAATGGAGGAAGATTTAGACATCTGCGAAGAAGTAGAAAATTATATAATTGATACAAACGTCAACCAAATGATTAATAATATGGAAAAATATATATTAATGGATACAAAAATAACATTGGAAATTGCAAAACAGTCTTCTTCGGATATAAAAGCTTCTATATTTGAAAATTATTTACATGAACTTGAAAATAAAAATTTAAATGCATGCATTGAAATTTTTTATAATTTACATGGAGACGGTTATTCTGTGATAGATATTTTGTATAATTTTTATAATTTTATTAAAAATGAAAATTTACCGGACACCTTTAAATACAATTTAATTCCTTATATATCAAAATATATAAATAATTTTCACAACATTCATGAAGATATAATAGAATTAGCATTATTTACAAATAATATTCTAAAATTATAATAATGAAAATATTCAAGGTATTTCTTCCCATTGAAATACTTTTTACCCTTTTTGATAAAGTGACGAACAAATATATTTTGACAAAATCTTTGTTCAAAAAAATTCAAATGAATAATCTACTGCAACCTTTTTTGGATGAATGTTCTAAATACTACATGGAATCAAGCAAAAAGTATTTAACAAAATCGCCTTTCAACTATAAATCTTTTTTAACAATTGTAAGACAGATTTGTAGGTTAAATAATATACCTTTTTACTATAAACTTGTTTATTTTCATTCTGAATACGAAATTGTATACTACATTAATCAAACTGAAAATTTGGAGGGTTCCCAACCCCAAGAGGTTTGAATCCATAAAGCCCAAATCCGGAAGGAACTTTCCAAAAAGATACCCAGTTATTTTCTTTACGTATAGGTGGGTCATCCGCGGATGTTAATAAAATATATTTTTGAATATTTGTATTTCCTGAAAGAACTTCGGATTTAGACAACCTTGAAAACCATTCGTAATTAGAACGTTCTATAATTTCAGTTGATGGAATATACACACCATATGTCTCTTTGCTCAAAGGTATATATGTTTCACTAAATAAATCCTCAATTGTTATTTTTTTATAATGTTTTGTTTTTGTTCCAATTCTTTTACCATTAATAACTGTAATAGAAACCTTTTTCTCATAAAACCATTCATTATAAACTCCCGAGAACTTTGAATTGGCTGTATAATCAGTAGAAATTATGGTCTCTGAAAATTGAATATATTCAAACATTTTTTGATTATTTTTTCTACAACCCATGAAAGTTGTATCTGTTGTGAATTCGTGAGATGTAATACTTTTATTTATATTTTCACATATAAACACTTTATCATCCTTTGTACCATATTCATACATTCCCGACAAACTCTTGAAACATAAAAAGGAAATAGGTACGATGATTCCACCATAATAATAAAGTAGCTTTGCCATTGCCAAATTCAAAAGATTGCAAGAAATAGGTGGCGCCATATCATTCAAGTTGTATTCCCATCCAGGAAGAATTTTGTTAAAAGAATAATTATCTACAATACAAATGGTAAAATCCTTGTCATTATTCTTAATAATACTCTTCATCGTCAAATAAAGATATTCCTGATTCAAATTTGTAGAATGACCATCACCAAATAGTTTTATATTCCTTCCATTTGGCGCCGATGGTATATATATCCACATAATAGGTTTGGATGTTTTTGCTAAATTTGAATCATTTACTAAATACCTTTTAATCATTGAATAATTGTCACTATATGTTTTCTTTTCGTAGTTTTTATACAATATTAAGCAAAGTATAATAAGTAATATTATAACAACCGAATTCATAATATTAGTTTAGGTTTTTATGTTTGTATAAATTTCATTTTTGCTAAAAATTCCCTGTTTGCTTTTTCTGATTCCATTGTCTTTTTTGAATAATAATAAGCTCTACTTACAGATTCTTCGTCATCTTTTTTATTTTTAAAATCTAATAATCGTTGGGCTTCTTTTTCGCTCAACGGCGTATTTTTAATATCCTCCATTTGCCGGTGTCTTTTATATTGCTCTACACTAAATTTAGGCTTTTTCTGATATTCTTCCATAGATATAGGGATAACTGAATTTTGATGAGCCTGTTTTAAATCTGAATAATGCAAAGAGCCAAACATATCAGAGTTGTATTCTTTTGCATTCTCTAAACTTGTATAATTTCCAGTTTCATATTCTTTAATATCTTTATGAATGACTATTCTTTTGGAATCAAAAAAAGAATTCATTTCATTTAATGTAATGGTTTGTGTTTCCACGTCCTCGTTAGATTTAAGCCATTGTTCATATCCATGGTCTTCTTCCTTTCTTTTTTCAAATTCCTCATTAAACCATTTGTAAAATTTTTCATTTTGTAAATTATTTTGTTTCAAATATTTTTTTAAAAATTTTTGTTCCGAAGAATCTTGGATGGGAGTATATTCAGTGTTTTGGTCTCTTTTTGTTTTGTTCTTAAACTCGTATATGGAATACAATACCTTGTAAGCTTTGGAATAAAAAAGAAAATATTTGGAATCCAATTTTGATTTATCCGGGTGACTTTTCAAGACAAGTTTTTTAGCATGTTTCAAATCATTCTCGTCAAAGTCCATAGGTATCTTAAAAATGTTTAGGATATCTTCCAAGGAATAATTGTCAATATTTAAATCTTCCATACTTTAAAGATGTATAAATTTATTCGTTTATTTAACTAATTATGAATACGACATGAAACGCAAACATTTGCATAAGGTAGAGTAGGCGTTTGATGTTGTCCGATATGACAACTTCCATCATCCATATATATTTTATAAACTATTTTAGCTGGGAGAGGGTATTCTGGTTTTAAAAAGGGGCCTAATTCCTTAATATATTTATTTACTTCAATATCTGTATTTGGAATCCACAAACGTCTTCCCTCTACTAACACATATAAATTAATATTTTTTATTTCAAAAACAGCAGATACATTCTCATACAATTTCTTTAATGTATCTCCTTTTGTACAATTAACTAATTCTGAATAACCACAACATTTGGATATTTCAAATAAAAAATTTCTTTCGTTAAATGCACGCAGAAACTTTTTTTCCAACTCTTCATAAGTATTTAAATTTGGGTCAACAATAACATTTTGAGGCACCATTTGAAAGTATTTCAAAATCGTCTTTAAATATTTTTTTATATGCGATTTTTCTTACATTTGTTTGATTTTCAACTAATAATAAAATACTTCCATAAAATGCCACAACTGATATTGGTAATAGAAGTATAAAATTATATTTGATGAAATAATACGGCACGGTAATTACCTTAAACTGATTCTTTTTATAATGAATAGCTTCCTCGCCGCATTTTTTTTCATCATTTCGCATATTTCTTGCATAAGGAATGCTTTTATTTCCCGTGATTACATCTATTTTTGGGAATTTCCCACATCCTTCTGTATATTTTATGTAATGAATACAATTATTACATATTTTGGGAGCTCTCTTTAACATCTCATAATGTAATAATTGGAAATTCTTTAATATTTAATCTTCCTTTATCGGGTCTTTCGCCTCTTGAATAGCATATTTCTTTTCAACCTCCACTAAATGATTTCCACAACGTCTAAAAAAATTGTGCAACTGTGTCGGGTCACTTCCTGTCACGGAATCATCTGGTATAATCGTTGTGTTTCCTCTCTTGTACATTAAAATAACAGGAATTCCATTGACTCTCTTTTGTGATTTCATAAAAGCATACAAGTCAAAACTTTCGTCTACATCTATATCAGCACATATCACGTTCGGAGGCGACGTCGCAAAAAACCCTTCTAGTACGGGGGTAATAGCCTTGCATGGCCCGCACCAAGTAGCTCCAAATTTGAGAATAATGAGACCGGGGTTTTTTTTTAACAAGTTTAAAAAATCTTGGCGACTTGCAAAACTAGAAATAATTTGTTTACTCATTATTGTTAATTATTTTATTTTTTTAAGTATTTTACAAATTAACTTTGATTAAAAAAATTGAAATCTCAAAATGATTCAAAATATAAACACAATTGAACACCATGTCAAGAACGTCAAGAACAAGAACAGCTAAGCCAGTTGCCAGGTATGCAGTGATTGCCCCAATTTCCAAAAATCCCAGAAAACCCGGACACATTTTTTACAGAGAACAGCAGGAAAGAGCTAAGCGAGGCCTAGGGTGGTGCTGGAACGATAGCACGAACAATTCCGCAAGAGTAGGAGACCTTTTCGCATTCTACTTTCATGGAAAAAAGGTGGTATTTCATAAAATATTATCTATCAAATCACCTGAACATAGACTTCCGAGCTGGTCAAATGAAAACAGGAATTTTCTGGCACTTTCTTGTCCGTTATTTCAATATGATTGGGATAATTGGTGTAATTCAACTGGGCCACAATGCAATAGAAAAACATATAGAACAAATTTAAAAAATTGGCCCCATTTGCAGAGAGGAATAGACGAGGTGGAAACACGGATAGCAAAAACACATGCAGAAAGACAAGCAGAAAGACAAGCAGAAATAGACATTGAACAAAGGCAATCGGAAGAAGAAAGCTTGGTGATTTTAAGGACGACAGCAACCGAAATCACGGACAGCTTGCGAGCGCTTGACTTCAAGATATCAACCATTTTACTTTGAAATTCTCCTAATTTCTGAAAGAGGTATTAATGCCGCGTCTGATAATTCGGCAACTCCTCTAATTGTTTTTGGCGCTTCAATTGTTCGTGCAACTTTTTCATAATATCGTTCTTCTTTATTATATATATCTAGTATTGTTTTAACGATTTCGCTTCTTTCCACATCATCGTTTGTCATTTTAATGACCTTTATACCAGATGAATCTTTCTCTGGATAGGTTGCATATTTATTCATGAAATCAATTAAACCATTTTCGCCCCCTTTGTCGCTTTGTTTTAAATCGCCTGTAATAACCATCTTTGTCTTTTCGCCCATTCTTGTTGTAAGCATAAACATTTGATTCGGGGAACTGTTTTGCATTTCATCTGCTATAATAAAAGAATTCTTAAATGTTCTTCCTCTCATATACGCCAATGGCGATATCTCAATAATTCCGTCTTTCATCATCTTGGAAATTTCACTCATGCTGCAATATTCAGAAAAAATATCAAAAATGGGCCGCGTCCAAGGGTCCATTTTTTTATTTATATTTCCTGGAAGAAACCCCAGTTGCTCATCCTCCACTGCAACAATCGGACGCGTAATGACAATCTTTTCAATCTCCCTTTTTTGCAATTGCTTCATCGCTTCATTGCATGCAAAAAGCGTTTTCCCTGTCCCTGCCGGACCCAAACAAAAAACAAGAGTGCTATTTGTAAGAGCATTGACATAAGCCACTTGATTTTGTGTACTGGGTTTCAGAGTCAACAACTTTGATGTATGCAACATATTTTTAGATAAAGCAACTTGACAAAATAAGGTTACGCGTAAAATTCTCCACATATTTAATAATACTGTTGGTTTGTGTTTATATTATTATTAAATATTAAATGCCGGGATAGAGTACTTTTCCCCGCGCTTTTCGTAAACAGCAATGATTCTAGGGTTTGGTTTGTTATTGATTATATCTTCGGTATTGTATACATTCATTTTATTGTCCACGTAATATAAGATGCCGCTAATGTCTTGAGCCCATACTTCAATTTTTGTCATTTTTACTGCATTATCGGCTGTAAAAGTCCCATAAGGCGAACCTTTTGAATGGGTCCCACAAAATTCGCACCCGTCCTTCCTTTTTCTTGAACATTGTTCGCCATCACTGCGTTTAGATGTGCATCTCAATGTTGATGGGACAACTACTTGACTCCGTTTCCTTTTCAAAAAGTCGGTCTTCTCTATATTCAACTTGTCATATGACGAAATGTAGTCACATAATTCCTTTTTTGTCTCTTCTGATATCGCCGCTTCCAATACTTTATTCTGCAACCCCTCAATAAACGCCGAACTATATTCTTCCACTTTTTGCGTGATTCTCTTCTCCATTCTTTAAATATATTATCGTTAATTATAATTAAATCAATTTTTAATTAATTAAAAAAACAGCTTAAAGAATGACATCCTTTTCTAAAATTGTTGTTAATATTGTTAATTCAATTTGTGTTGAAAGGTTATCAATAATTTCGTTATGAGTTGGTGACCTATTGTGCAAGTTGTAAAAGGTTGTCTTAAATTCCTCTATTATTTTTTCATTGTCCTTGTTATTTTTTTTCTCGCGATTATGTTTGATTTTACGAAGTTTCATTAAATCTTGCAATTTTCTTTCTTTATATTCATCACTAAACCAAGAATTACGCGTTTCGTTGGTGGATATAAGGACATCACATATTTCTGGTTTAGAAATATTCTGATAAGTCTCAGTTTCTTCAAAGGATTCCTTAAATTGAGCAATAATTTTATCGGGAATTACGGGACTTGTCTCCATCAATCTATCAAATTCTTCCTTGCACAACTTTAGCAACTGTAAAACTTGCATTCGTTCCGAAGGATGTTTAGATAATTCTATTTTTATGTTACGATAGAATTTATCCCAGGCAATACTACTGACACGATGTGCTTCATTCAATTGTGTTATTTTTAAAAACTGTTGAATAGTTGTCACAATTCCCGCGACAATATTGAATGTTCCTATAATCATTCCAAAATAACTCTGATATTCATAAGGAACTTTTTCTTGAGCAAAATTGGCTGTTCCGGTAAGGGTTGAAATAATAATTACCGGGATGGTATACCACGCATTTAAATTGGAATACATGACATTGGCACGCGAATGCAGCCATCTATATATCATAGATTTATCGGACCATTCAATAAAAATATGTTCATGTTCTTCCGTCCAATCGTTTGCATCTTCAAATAATTTATATTCCAATGAATTGATATCTATGGAAGAATCATCTGAATCTGTTTTCATATATTATAATATTTTATTAAATTATGTCTCAAAATAAAATAAACGAACTGAAAAAAGAATTTACCGTAATAAACATTATCAAAACGGATATTGATGAATTATTTAATACTTTGTCAATACATATTAAAAAACTAAAGGATATTTACGACGAAATCATGAAAAAGAACATGTCCAATAACTTTGGATTAGATTCATTTAAATTTCAGAGCAAAATAATGGACGTGGAATATGAAGATTTGGGAAGAATGTATAAAATGGTAACTAATAAAATGTACTGCGAATATTATAAATTATACAAACTGATTGTGCAATATGTGGAAAAAAGCAAGGACACAAAACTCTTATATTTGATTAAGAGCAATGATTTTCCTATATACAAGGATTTAGAGCCATATAAAGAATATGATTTTACAATCATACAAAATATTCACGAAACAATTCTTACTATTTTACTCGGAATTTTTGACATGGTATTAAACGACAAGGAAGAAATCCGCTTGCTACAAAACAAAAAGGATTTTGGATTTAGTATTGATAATTATATCAATTCTTTTCAATACACCATTGATACTATTTTACAACACATTAAATTATATTGTGATTATGTCGCGTTTTTTCATAAAACACATTTAAAGTATTTGAAAAGAATACATAACAAATTGCGGTCTTTTTCTGACCAAATCAATAATGATATTAAATTTGACAATGATGACTGTTCATATAAATGCGATAAACAAACTATTGAAAGTGTGAAATCAATGATTTACGAAGATTATGAAACAGATGTTCTTCTATCAATGGTGGATACAGAATCAGTTGATTCAAGAGATTCAAAAGATTTTTTCCCCATTTATGAAAATGTGGTAATTGAAAATTTCAATGTTGAAGAATCTGAACTTGAAAATGAAGTTGTAGAAAATGAAGTTGTAGAACTTGAAGAAAAAGTAGAAGTTGAAGAAAAAGTAGAACTTGGGAAAAATGAAGTTGTAGAAGTTGAAGAAAAAGTTGTCCCCAAAAAGAGAGGAAGACCTAGAAAAACCTAGCACGTTTTCGTGATTTTCGGCGATTTTTAGGTTTACTTCTCCTTTTTGTTATTTTACCTCCAAGTGACCGACTCCCCGTTGAATCACCTGAACCAATTCTTCGTATCTTGGACAAACGTCTATTTAACAAAGGAGGTTCCTGAGTATGAAGAGGGTAGGGGATGTAAGGGTCAGCGCCAGCTATACCATACATTTCATCCATATCAAGAATCGCTCCTGAATTGTTTCCAACGTCTCCTTCTTTGACCATACCTTCAAGTCCTGAGTTGACAATCTCATCTTCGTAATCTTTCTCAGCCATTTCCCTTAGTAAAGGGAAATTACCATGTTCATTTTCCCTTTTTCTTGTTACTACCGTTTGTGCTGCATGTCGTTGTGCCATTTCTGTATTTGCTTTTTCTATAAGTGCATTTAGTTTTTCTATTTCTTCAGCCCGTTTTTGCTGAATAAGTCTTGATGACCTTCTTCTCTTTTGCGTAAGCGATATTACGCCAAATGCTGTTTTGTTGACAGCACTACGAGAAGGTCTCGGAGAGCTGCGCGGTGATTTCGCTCCTGTATATTCGTCTGAAGATGTTATTACCGTCTCTATATTTTCTATTAATATTGGCGGGGTTGCACTATATGGCACAGTAAGCGAGATAGTATCTATATATGCTATAAATTTGTCTCTCGCGTCCGCGTCATGTAAAAAATTTTGTATAAGTGCTTTTTTTCCGGGAACATTCCCCAATTGAATATAATCTTTTAATGACATTAAAAAATCCGTACCTTGTTCATTATCCAGTTTAACACTATTTGTGTAAAGATAAAACTTTGGTGTATATTCAGGTGGTGTAGTACCAACGACAAGTTGCCTATCAGAAACAAATTCAACCATATTTGTACATAAAATTGGATAGCTCAACAATTCTTCCCCCTGAATAGATGTGCAGACATATATCAAAGGTCCTTGTAATATATTTGGAATATTTACCTCTGTTTCTCTTAAATTAATTATTTTTATTTCAACTACGTTTTTATCTCGCAGTGATAAAATTGGCATATCTCCATAATTATCTCTAGAAAAATTTCCAATTAAATCATTATAGTTATTTCGGTAAATCGTATTTGAATACATGGTGCGTCTTAATTGGCTAATTTGATTACCCGCATCATTTCTTCCTAACCTCTCTGTTAGTCTTGCAATAAATGGTTCTATTAAAATCTGATTGTATAACTGTGTTCCGTTAGCTTGCGACCTATAAACAGTAAATATTACGACATAAAATCGTCCCGCATCATGTGTAATATTACATAGAAAAGTGATAAATACGGATTGGGGTATAAAGCCAGCTAATACTTTAACATTTATATCTATAGGTACATTCGTTGTAAAGGTTACACTATTCACACTCCCATGAGCGAGAACGTATTCGTGTAGTTTAAGACCTCCATAATTAGTTACGAATTTTTCATATTCATTATAAAATAGCCTCCTAAATCCGTCTAAGTCATAACACGTTAATCCTAAAGTTGGAAAATGTTTAAATGCATGGTTTTGAAAAAATACAGTTATTGGGACGCGTGCGGGCATTGGTCCGCCTGCGGGCAATTTCCCGTGAAGAAGCGCGTTAAACTGGTCTTCATTAAACAACATATTATTGACGGCCTTCCTGGCAAAATCAGTGCCAGTTCGTAAGCAATGAAGCCCGGCTTTTTCATAACGACAACATGTATTTGAATATTCATATCTGCTATCAGCCATAAATCTTGCATGTGCAGCGGCCATATTATATTATAAATATATTTAAAAATTTTATTTATGAAAATAAAATGGATATTAAGGCCGTTGTATGTAAACAATTGTCAAAAACATTTGGGTTACCTGAACCAGAGGTAGAAGAAACTCCCTACACTCCCCCAGAAAAACACGGATTGCAAAATAGCAGAGTCATCATCCCATCTTACTACAAACTTCACTCAAATCCTCAAAAAATGTTTACATTAGATTACTACGAAATAATAAAAGATGATATTCGTAATATGAGAGAACTAAGCGATTTGCAAATAGAATATATCAAAAAATTATCTCATGAAGATAAAAACGAGTTATTTGATATATTCAACAAGTGTTTAAAATGCATAAACGAAAGTTTTGCGTTCACTTAACTTCTTCGTTTTAATGCTCCTTTAGATACTGTCCTCTTCTGGCTCGGATATTTAAACTCCTCGTCGCGTGATGCTCGTGGTGTTGTTGGAGACAATGACCTTGAACGTTCTTGGCGTCTATCATCTGAGCGTTTCTTGCTCAATTCATTTGCTGCAAATTTTGTTTCGCAAAGCAAAAATTCCCTAGATATTCCTGTAACATCCACTGCATGGTATTTAAAATCCGTTGAGCCCGGGCTACCTAAATTGAAGTCAACATATTCGCCTTCTGTAAGATACTTATATTGGTCAACGCCAACATTAATTGACGAATGATGAACAAAAATATCATCCTTTAATTCATAGCTCTTTAAAGGGGTAATGAACCCATATCCATGTTTTACGTTGAACCATTTTACCCTCCCAGTATATCTTTCTGGAGTCACAGTTCCAGGTAATACATTTTCGGTGAGACTAGCTTGACACGTGGTTGTTCTTCTTACCGCCATTCTTATAGTATAAAAGTATATACTCTCTATATTGTTTCAATAATTTCAATCATATAGTCATATAAAGGGGGCTCTTCATACTTTAACCCTCTTGTATATTTTAATAATTTTTGTAATGGTTCGCTTACTATTATATCTAACGATTTCTTAAATTCTAAATCCTCCTTCCATTTCTCAAAAGGAAGAAACAAATAACATAAAATATAGACAACACTTTCCAGGTCATCTCTGCGACTAGGCAATCTTTTTGCATGAACATTTAAACTCACAAAACCCGGTGTACCAATAATATCACTAATCTCTTTTTCAGGTATATGCTTTTCTGTTTTATAAGTTTTTGATAAACCAAAATCAATTAAAAAAAGTTTGTCAAAATCAATACTGTCAAAAAGAAAATTGTCGGGTTTTATGTCTCTATGGAGCATATCATATTTGTGTACTTTTTCTACTAATCTTATCATTTTTTTACCTAGTCGTTTTATTATAATTGGATGAATCTCGTCGCTACGATGTTTCAATTCTGCTAAAGATACCCCTAATAAATCCATCACCATATAATAAAATGTTTCTGTTGCGCCATACCATTTTACTCTTGGAAATCCTTCTTCCTTTGAAAGTAATAAATAAATATTGGACTCTCTTTTTAACATTTTAATGTCTTTTTTTTCTATTTTTATAGCCACTTCTTCCTTTGTATTGCGATTAATCCCTTTATAAATAGTTCCGAATTGTCCTTTCCCTATTTCTTCTATAATATCATACGTGGAATTGAACATTACCTATTTAAAAGAAAGTTTTTAATTGTTTTTCTTTTTTTACGTTAATTCTTTGAGAGATGTAATACTGGTACAATCCAACTCATGTTATATTTAAAATAATTCTTCCATTACCAAAATTTATATGCTCATTGAACACAGCATTGTATCGTGGCACCTAAATCATTTGTGCATCCCGAGATAGCTCCCTGTTTTTTTAATTTTTTTACTGTAGAAGGACTTAATTTTTCGTAAAAATTATCTTCTAATATACTTTTCTTTCCATTAAACATCCTTTTACGAGTACCCAATAAACTATTATAATCTTTTGGGGTTTTCTTTTCTTTAAGTACTGTTCCTGGTTCGTCTTCATATAAAGTTCCTTTACACCCTTCATTGCAATATTGCGTATTACACGTATCCAACATTAATTTTTTATCATTTAATTTTTTAAACATTTCATTCATTATTTCTATGCCCTCCATTTTTTTCTTATATTCTTCTTCTACCTTTTGTCTCTCTTCTTCCGTCTTGCATTTTTTCAATGATTTTTTATAAATTTCCTTAATTTTACTTTTGGATACCAATTTTTTATCGCTTTTATTATTCTTTAATGTCTTTGCAACGCGGTCCTTGCAGAAATTTTTGCATTTCATATAATAATTATTTATTTTTTCTTGTTCCTTTTGTAAAACGGTGCAATATTGAAATATTTTTTGTACTATTTTTTGTAGAACTGCGCTTTATTGTCAGTATACTTGCACTCACATAATGATATTTTTGATAGCTATTGAAAAAATTATCACTGACCCCCTTGTATCTGCGTTTACTACATTTCCCATCCATGGATTCATATGGCTCATATGTCCATAAAATGCCTTTTTTATCCTTGGTTAGTAAAATAGAATGGGATGGTGTATAAGATGTCTTTTTATCGCGATTTAAACGAACAATAATACAACTATTTAAAGGAAGAACATTTTCCATTGTATCAAAAAATAAAGCAAGATATTCTTTGGTGTGTATTGGAATTGTTTTTTCTTTAAATGTATTTTTTGAGTTATTTAAATGATTTATAACACGAGCAAACGGAGTCTCTTGCAAGTGGACCGCTTTTTGAAATTCGTATTTTGCAGTTTCGTCATCCATTTCTCCTATAAAACGTAAAATATTGACCATGCAACCAACCATTGCATTTTTATCTAGCGGACCCTTCCATACATTACATCGGTGAACAGCGTTACAGTTTGGCAAAACTGCCAGAAAATCATTTCCTACTTTAAATGGGCGAAATCTTGTCATACGTTCTTTATATTTAATAATTATATTTTATATAGGTATGAATATTATTTCTGTATTTTCTGGAAGAAAATCCAATCTTGAAATCCTAACAAAATACCTTCAAAAAGCATTGGAATTAAAAATAATTGACGAAGTTCATTTTTGGAACAATACGCGAAATTCTTCCGATGAAGAATACTTGAAAAGTATTACTAATTTAAGAAGAACATCCTCCTCTGGTTGTGGAAATTACATAAAAATTACCCCTGAAATTAAAAACAATTGTTTTGAATTAAATGTAAAGGCATCAAGTGATGTTCATATTAAATTGCTAGGAAGAGATGAGTATGAAATTGTTTTGGGTGGGTGGTCAAACACAAAATCTGTTGTGAGAAAAAATAACAAGGAAATATTTTGCTTAGATGGTAGTATAGAGTATGAAAATATTACAATTTCTATAGACGATAAATTAAATATTTTTACAAATACAACAATAACATGTGAAATAGAACCATTTGAAATTACAGACATATATTTTAAAACCGGGTTTAATTCAATCGGAGAGTTGCGATACAAAGAAACCCAAAACAGTGGGTTTTTTTTCATGGATACTTGTGAAAAAAGCTGGAAAAATTATTATAATCATTATAATGACAAGCAGTTTGAGAATGATATTGTCATTAAATGTGACGACGATATTGTTTTCATTGATATAAACAAATTACCCAGTTTTATAGATTTTGTTAAAAATAATGATTACGATTTAGTGTTTGCAAACACTATTAATAACGGGGTCTGTGCATATATTCAACAACAAGATAATTTAATACCTAGAAGTGTTATTGATTTAACGAGAGATGTATGCGGAGGAAGATTATGGGCAAGTGGAAAATACGCCGAGAAATTGCACAATTATTTTTTAAATAATTACAAAACATTTCTTGAGCACACCACGAGTCGCGTTATTCCAATAAATGTGAGACTAAGTATAAATTTTTTTGGATTTAAAGGAAAAAATTGGCACAAGTTGAATGATTGTTACGACGATGATGAAGAGAAATTGACAATAGAATACGTTAAAAAAAGGGGGTTTAAAAATGTACTTTATACTGATTTTTACGTATCTCATTTGTCATTTTACAAACAAGTGGAAACCGGAATTAACTTAAAAGATTTGATAAACAAATATCATCAATTGCATGCATATTTGGAAAATGAACTATAACGCAAGTGCAAGTAAATTCGCGCCAATAAGACAAGTATTAAGTTTTGCTTGTTTTTTTACAACTTGTATATTTCTAAAATTAATTAGTTTGGGCAATACATCATTGCTAACTGATTCTACGGAAGAATCTAGTAATTTAATAATTTTTGTTGGTGTACTAAAAATGGAAAAAGGTGTAGGCATTTCAACATAATTTTTAATAGTAATTAAACTTGAATCATCTACTGCGACATCCTTTAATTTATAAAATGTGTCGGATGGTGTATTTAAACCGGATAACATAATTGGGCTAACTACTGTTCCATAGAGACGCATTATGGCATACCATTCTCCACAAAGATTTATAAAACATGCAATATACCTATTTTTAATCATAATTTGAACTCGCTCTTCATTAACCAACTTTACTATAAACTCTAAGCTATTGCTAGTTTCAAGAGCGCGTTGCCATTGATTAATAGCTGTTAAAAAAGTTACTTTAATAGCAGTTGCCCCGTCTGTGATGGCTGACTCCCATGTTTTATTTTTTTTACCGGTAATTTCGGTATCAAATAAACTCGTATTTTGGATTGTTTCACATTTTGCCCCACCTCTTTTGTTTCTTTTAGTCTTTCTTCGTCTAGGCCTTGTTTTATATCTAGTTTTCATTATATTAAGAATATATATTAAAAATAATACGACATAATAACAAAAATGAGAATTTGTGAAGGAGAACACGCCTCGTCCGCAGAGATGCCTGATTATTTTGGGGCTTTTCCATTTGGGTTGAGCCATTTTCAGAAATATGCAATTGAAGGAATTGTTACAGGCAATGATGTTTTAATTACAGCACACACAGGTTCTGGAAAAACCCTGCCCGCGGAATTTGCAATCACCTTTTTTACCGGTAAAGGAAAAAAGGTGATTTATACTTCTCCTATAAAAGCCTTGTCCAATCAGAAATTTTTTGAATTCACACAAAAATTTCCTGATATTTCTATTGGGTTATTGACAGGCGACATTAAAATGAATCCCGCCGCAGATGTTCTCATTATGACTACAGAAATATTGAAAAATCATCTCTACAACAAATCGTCTGGAGCCGAATCGTTTTCCTACTTTGACCTGGACTTTTCTGCTTTGGGCTGTGTTATTTTTGATGAAGTGCATTACATTAACGACGAGGAGCGCGGACATGTATGGGAAGAATCTATTATGAACTTGCCATCTCATATTCAAATGGTTATGCTGTCAGCCACCATTAACAATCCGACTAAATTCGCCACTTGGTGTGAAAAAAGGCACGAGACCGCGGAAAAAGAAGTGTGGTTGATTCCTACTCATTCTCGCATTGTTCCACTGACTCATTATGGTTTTGTGGTGACAAATAGCCAATGCCTGAAATCATTTGATAAAGAGAAACAAAAAGAAATCAAGTCATTTGCAAATCGTTTGCATGTTATGAAAGATCCCAAGGGCGTTTTTTCAGAAAAGACTTATTATGAGATTGTTAAATTCGTGGATTATCATAAAAAGACTCGGATTACCACCCGCCATGCTATGAATGAGGTATGTTCTTTTATGGCCGAAAAAGACATGTTGCCCGCTCTTTGTTTTGTTCTTTCGCGAAAACAACTGGAAATATGCGCCAAAGGAATTACAACAGTTTTACTGGAAGATGATTCAAAAGTTCCAGACATTATGGCACACGAATGCGAAAGTATTATTCGCCGTCTTCCGAACTACAAGGAATATTTGAATTTACCCGAATATTGCGAAATGGTAAAACTCCTTGAAAAGGGAATTGCCATTCATCACGCCGGTGTCATGCCAGTATTACGCGAAATGGTGGAAATATTGTACTCCAAAGGATTTGTCAAGCTATTATTTGCTACAGAAACATTTGCCGTGGGTGTAAATATGCCTACCAAAACAGTTCTTTTTACGGATGTGACAAAACACGACGGACATTCTAGGCGAACACTGTATCCTCACGAATATACACAAATGGCCGGGCGTGCGGGACGTCGCGGGATTGACAAAGTGGGCAATGTTATTTTGATGTACAATCTTTTTTCCAAATTGGATATATCATTACATCGAGAAATGCTTCACGGACAACCAGCCACTTTAACTTCCAAGTTTTCCATTACACCTTGTTTGCTCTTAAATCTGATATCAACTAAATCAAACATTGAAGAATTTGCCAAAAAATCAATGTCTGCCCACGAAAATATTTTGGAAAAGGGTGGGACAACGGATAGAATTGCCATTTTAAAATGCAAAATGTCCATGATAAAACCAAAATGTTCCGCAAAAGAAGTAGAGGATTACGACAGACTCACCGAGAGCATCAAAACATCGGTAAACAAAAAGCGAAAAAATTTTCAAAAAGAGTTGGCGCTCATTGAACCTCCTGATGAAAATACCCGAGAATATTATTCATTGAAATCGCAATTAAAAACACATGAGGAAAATTTACATGTCCACGAAAAATTCGTAGAACTCACAATTGCTCGGGCAATGAACCTTTTACGAGAGCGCGGATTTGTGGAAGATTCTGAGAATGTTCCGCAACTGACAAAGATGGGTATCGTGGCGTCGCAGATTAATGAAGTGGATTCTTTAATTATGGCAAAATTAATCATGAGCGGGTTATTAAACGAGTTATCTGTAAAACAATTGGTTGGTATATTCAGCTGTTTTGCAGAGAAAACGAAAGACGAAGTTCCGCCCGAGGCCCCGTGTATTTTAGAGATAAACCAAGATATTGAGTCTTACTTTGATTCTGGGTTCCCTTGCAAGGAGTTATCCTATGAATTATTCAATCATGTGATGGCTTGGTGTGATTGCGAGACAGAGGAAGAATGCAAATGGTTGTTACAAACAACTGGTATATTTTTAGGAGATTTCGTAAAAGCCTTGCTGAAAATCGTGAACATTGCAAGAGAAGTAGAAAAAGTCGCCATCTATCTGAATTTGCCATTAGTGGAAGCGGTCTCTAACATTCCAAATGTTTTGCTTAAATACGTAGCAACAAATCAAACTTTGTATATCTAAGACTTTTATATAAAAATAATTTGTCAATATAAAGAAAATGAAGGTATTTTTTGAGAGGCGATATGCCCGATTTGAACAAATAGTAAATATACCGCTTGCCGAATATTATGGGATGAAAAATGTATCTTTTGTTGTAAATAAATTGGAAAATGAACTATATATAATTATACGATATACGCGATTTCAGCCAACTTGTTTTAATGTACCATTTGAAATAAATAAATTAATCAATTCTTATTGCGGCGATTACATTGAAATACACGCAATATTGGCATGTCCTAAAATGTTTCCATTTGTTTCTCCGGTTTGGAATTTGGCGCACGTAAAACATAATTTTGCAATGAATTTGGAAAAGTATTACAAATACATTGTAGATATAACAAATGAGAGTAACATAGTGAATAAAAATTGGTCAAGCATTTATGGGTTTGAAAAAGAAATTCTTCGTTTTTTTATGCGTCTTAATTTTGACTTTTTCGGGTTGATGCATTTTTAAAAAATGACGCAACCGACTTTGCACCCGATTTTATACTATTAATTATAGAATTTTGCGATGTTGTGTTAGATGATTTTAAATTTGGTTTTAATAAATTTTTATATGTAAGTTGTTTTTGTCTTTGGTTTTGTATTTTTATTTTTTTCCCACATCTAATTTTACATCTTTTAGGAGTTATAGACCACCAACATTTATTCTCCAAAACTTTCCGGCATTTCTCATCCTGTGATTCTGCAAGTTTGATAAATTGGTCCTCTTTATAATACTTATTCAAACATTTATTTATACATTTTTGTGTCCGACATTTTTGTCTACAATTTTCTTCAACTTTATTTTCCATTTCATTTTCAAGCTTCACACCTTCATCTAATTCTTTTTCTATACGTTCTATTTCTACTTTATCATATTCTCGTTCCAATATATCACATTTTCTTTCTTTATCTATTTTTATCAAGACGGCCTCA